TTCGTTATTTCGCACTTCACGAAGGGCGCATCATTCTAAATGGCGGTGCTGTTAAGAACGGAACAAGTGCAAGCCGTGATTTAAGTGGTATATACACAAATGATGATAAATACAATTTTTATTATCAAAACAAAGATGCTTTTGATGAGTTTGCTTGCTATGCGCAAAAACTTTACAAACGCAACAAACTGCTAACGCAGAGTGATATTGGTAGTATTTTCGCACACCTATATATTGACAAACACCACAGCGAGGATGAAATAAAGGGCTTTTTTGAGGAATTGTTCACATCAAGCGAAAAGAGCTGTATAAACTCATTGCGCAATAGGCTTATTGCCGACCTTGTGGCTACAACAAGAATGACTGGTTCATTTAGGCAATCACTTATTGCAAAGGTATGGAACTACTACATCAAAGGCAAAGATGTTAAGGTTCTCTCTTACAACCCCACAATCGAAGGAACTATTGAATTCATTTAACACCCAACAACTATGAAATCAACCTATTAACTTATAACACTTTTTATTATGAGCAACTTAAAAAGATTCAATCAAATGATTGTGCATCCCAACACGGATGCCTACTTGACCAGTGTACTGGCAGAGCGCAAAGGCGAGTTTATCAACAACCTCACAGCAGTAGTGGCTAACGATGCTAAACTGCAAGCATGCGAGCCAGTGACATTGATGTATGCAGCACTCAAGGCAACGGCACTGCGTTTGCCTCTTGATCCAAACCTAGGGCAAGCCTACATCATCCCCTACAAGAACAACCGAGAGCACAAGACCGAGGCACAATTCCAAATCGGCTGGAAAGGTTTCATCCAGTTGGCAATTCGTAGCGGTCAATTTCAAGCAATCAACACCACCGACATTCGTGATGGCGAGTTGAAAGGTTATGACCTTATGACTGGCGAGGTACAAGTGCAGGCAGTTCCCGACCGAGAGAATAAACCAGTAATCGGTTACTTGGCATATTTCAAGTTGACCAATGGTTTTGCAAAGTCGCTCTACATGACCGCCGAAGAGATTGAGCAACACGCAACACGTTATTCGCAATCATATCGTGGCAAGTACAAAGATAGTTCTTTGTGGGCAACCGACAAGGATGCGATGGCGAAGAAGACGGTGCTTAAACTCTTGTTGAACCGCTTCGCACCACTCTCGGTGGATATGCAGAGAGCGGTGCAGGCCGACCAGTCCGTCCTACATGGTGATGGCAAACTGGACTATGTAGACAATAGCCGTGACCAGCTGGCAGAGGTAGCACAAGCGGCAATGGCCGAAGATGTAGAGAGTGAGGACGTTACCGCCACCGAGAACAACGATCCCGAACCAGCAACCGAGCAAACACTTTTCAGCGATGAGAACTAATATTAAAGACATCATCGCCAACCAGCCAAGGCAACACACCGAGGGTTGGTACAAGGCAAGGCTTGGTCACTTCACTGGTAGCCAAGTGGGGAGACTTATGAAAAAGGGAAGAGGCAAAGATGCCGACTGGTCAGCAGATGCAATCACCTACATCAAAGAAGTGGTGGCAGAGCGGTTGATTAATCCAGTAGTGCTGGACATTCCCGACCTTTTCGACCAATATCTAGACTTTACCACCGCCTCATCAAAGATGATGGCATGGGGCACTGACAACGAGGATAAGGCACTCAAGGCATATTCGACGCTCACCAAAAGAGAGGTCACCGCTTGCGGTTCTATCCAGCACGAAAGCATCAAGACCTTTTGGGACTCGCCCGATGGTCTGCTACTGGATGCCAACGGAGCGGTAGAGGTGAAATGCCCCGCACCAAAGGCACATGCACTCTACTTGATTAATGTCAAGACCCCCGAAGACTTGTTGGCAGTCAAGCCCGAATACTACTGGCAATGCTTGGCTCACATGGCGGTGAGTGGCGCAGAGTTCACGGACTGGATGAGTTATTGTCCTTTTCTTAAGCCCTCGTTGCACATCGTGACCATTCCGAGGGTTGAGGACACCATCCATGAGATGCTTGAGCGCATAGTGCTTGCCGAGGATATGGCGCAAGAGTTAATGGCAAAGGCACTCCAGCGGTGATGTGTCATATAGTTGTAAATTTTGTGTGTATGTGAGGGCGGTGGTCACCGCTGGCATCGCCCTCTTTTTTTAAAAAGCGAATATGGGCGATTTTAAGCGCATTGATGAGTTAATTGACACTTACTACCCCGAGATAAGCGAACGTTTGAGAAATGGCAAAAGAGACGGCAAATAATGGCAATGGCTGGATATGCTTGCACCGAGCAATGATGGAGTGGCAACACTACGATGATGTGTTTGTCAAAGCAGTATTTATCGACCTGCTGCTATCGGCAACCAGTCGGCCATGCTGGTCTTGTGGCATCCGCTTGACTAGGGGGCAGACTTTGCGCTCTTCTCGCAAGATTGAGGAAGACAACAAGATATCTAGACCAACGGTCTTGAAAGCACTCCGCACACTAGAAGAGAGTGGCGAAATAGTGCGAGAGAAAATCACTCAAAAAATTGTAAAAACTACAATCGTGAATTACTCTAAATATCAAGACTTTAACGATTTTAGCGGTAAAAATAAAACACCGCAACGTTTACCTCAACGTTTACCGCAAAGTTTACCGCAGACAACAAGAGAACAAGATAACAATAATAAAGAGAGAGATAATAAAACACGCGCGCACGAAGAAATCTTGCAGGGCTGGCTAAACAACCGCATAACACTAGAACGATTCTGCATTACTGAACACCTAACGATTGACCAGTTTACACAACTGGCGCAGGCGGTCATCAACGAGTGGGCAATGACTGGCGAGAGTGGCACTACTGAAAGCGACACTCGCAAAAAGATGCTTGCCCACATAAGGCGCAAGGCGCAAGCGATGAATGACCGAGGGCTATTTGTCGGCGCAGAACCCAAAGACAAGCGGCTAAAAGGCATTATTGAGGATTGCAAGACACTCATTGCCGAGGGCTACAACGTTGATAGTGTGCGAGAGTTTTTCGCCTACTGGACACAACCAGCCAATGATGGCACGGGCAGGATGCTCTTCGAAAAGCAAAGTGCGTGGGACACAAGGACAAGATATATCAAAAATTTAAATCGCAAGGCGCAATGAAACAACAACATAAAGAAACCCTTATAGACACCCAACTAGAAAGAGCCTTTTTGGCATCCCTTTTCATTAATGCCTATGCTACAGAGTACATGCGCAAGATGCAGGGTGTGGTGCTGGTGGATGATTTCACCACCGATGAGGATGCCGACACTTGGCGAGTGATGCGCAAGTGTGCCGACCAAGGCAAAGAGTTGTCGCCGCTCAACATCTATGCGGTTGGCAAGGACATGGGCATAGAGGTTGATGTTAGGCGATACACAACAAGCGAAAGCATCTTTGCTGACTCCGAGACATTGGGCAAGGCTCTCCACGCAGTAGGGCAAAGGCGCAGATATGCCAACCAAGTCGAGGATGCCTACATCACTTTGCTCTATGACCCCGACACCACCACCGAGCAAGTGATGGCACAATTGGAAAAGGCAACCAAGGACATCACCGCCACCAGCGATCAAAACTGCGAAACCTTTGGTGAGGTGTACCAAGAACTGCTAAAGGTAACACAAGACAAGGCTAACGGACTGGTACCCGAGGGAGTGCGCAGTGGGTTTGCATTGATTGACCAAAAAGGCGGCCTTGAACGGGGCGAACTGATGATTATCGCAGGGCGCAACTCTAACGGCAAGACGAGCCTTGCCCTATGCATCGCACTCAATGCCGCAATGTGCGGCGAGGCGGTGGGCATCTTTAGCCTTGAGATGACCAACTTGCAACTGACAACACGTTTAACCAGTTTGCTTACTGGCATCAATGGCGAATCGCTCAAACGTGCCGACATGACACAAGACGAATGGGGCAAGTTGGTTGCCGTTGATGACTCCGCCCCCATCTACTTCGATAAACACCGCTCAACGCAAGCGGATGCCCTAATCGCAAACATCAAGGGCATGGTGGCGCAACAAGGTGTCAGTGTGGTAGTGATAGACTACCTACAACTATTGCGAGGCAAAGAACGTGAGCGCATCCAGCAGATTGGCGGTGTTGCCCACCAACTCGAGGCATTGAGCAAGCAACTGGGCATCTGCATCATCTTGCTATCCCAGTTGAGGCGCAACCAACCGAATGACCCAGTGCCGAGGCTGGAGGAACTGAAAGAAAGCGGAGACATAGCAGATGCGGCCGATAGTGTTTATTTGGTCTATCGCCCCGAAAGGCACGGCAAGGATTTCCGCTACCCCGACATGTCGCAGAACTGGTCGGGTGTCACCACCGAGGGAACTGCACTACTTATGTGCGTCAAGAATAGGCAGGGCGCAATGAATGGCGAGGAAATGCTTGCCTTTGATGCTAGCACTACTCGCTTCTATGAGCAAGATAATTTCAAACCAGCCGATGCGCTGGATAAATCAACAACTTATAACACACCATTTTAACGATGAGACCAAGAAAAGAAATCACAACCGAGATGCTGGCGAAGCGCAATGAGTGGCTTATGTATATCAGCAGACTTACTGGCATTGCCACCGATGACATCATGGGCAGATGCCGAAAAGACAACATCGTGATCGGGCGCAAACTGCTCGCCTATGCCCTGCATGTGCTTGAGGGCTACACCACCACCGAGGTGGGCAAGATGATGGGCATCAACCACGCAAGTGTGACAATTAACTGCACCAAACTATCGTATTATCCGCAAAGCGAAAAGGTGCAAGAGTGGATGAGAGAGGTTAAGCACTACTCGCAGAAAGGAGGCGAAGCATGAGACAAGACATTGACCGAGCATTCGGGCGCACCATGAGGGGGCTGTTGCTTGTGGCGGTGGTAATTTTCGCCCTCGCAGGGATAATCCAGTGCGCCAAGAGCAATGACCGTCCCCGAGGGGCAGAGAGAGAACTGATTACACTGACTGACAGCATCCACGAATACGAGGATGGGTTCTAAAACTTAACGAGACATAGCGATGCGGTTCAACCGATGTTTAATTTTAACCAAAAAAACAATAAATAAGTAATGAATTCCCCGCATCGCTTGGCACAAGGGGCTGGATGAGTAATTTTTTTCATGCTTTTTCACCTTTTCATTTTAGCTCCAGCCCCTTTTATTTCGATAACTTTTAAAAACTTAAAGATATGACAAGAGAAGAAGAGATAATCAATGCAGCCTATAATGAGGCTGAGGTGGAACGGCAACTAAAGATGCATCCCCAAGTCTTTGAGCAAGGCTTTGTGGCTGGCGCAAAGTGGGCAGATGCTCACCCCGACATTGATGTGCGAACAATGGTTGCTTGGCAAAGCGGATATAAAGAAGCTATCGAAAAGGCTTGCGAGTGGCTTGAATCAAATGTGTGCAATGCTTACAATTTTCGAGGTGATGATATAAGTATTGGTTTTATTGAGCAATTCCGCAAAGCGATGAAAGGAGGCGAGAAATGAAACGTTCAACAACCGCCTACACTGGCATCGCAGCTTGCCACAATGACCGATGCCCATCACACAAAAACTGCTTGAGGTGGCAAATTGGGCAACGAGATCCAAACATTATCGCAGGGCAATTCGCACCCAAAAGCAAATACTCGCAGAGGTGCGGAGACTGGAAGAAGGGAGGGTGAGTAATGAACATCGGGATGATAGATGTTGATGGCAACAACAAGATCAAGAAATGGGGTGCGAAACCATTCCCCAATCTTGCCCTCGCCAAGTTGTCACGATACCACAAGCAACAAGGGAACCAAGTGGAATGGTACACACCTTTTGCCCATTACGATGTTGTGTATATGGCGAAAGTGTTCACGTTCACCCCTGATTATGGCTATCTCATCACCAATGCCGACAAGGTGGTCAAGGGTGGCACTGGTTATGATATCCACTCCAAACTCCCCGATGAGGTGGATAGGTTGCAACCCGATTACTTGCTCTATCCCACCATTGACAACAACACCGCCTATGGATTTCTTACAAGGGGATGCCCAAATAAATGCTTTTGGTGTGTTGTGCCGAAAAAAGAGGGGGGGGTGAAGCCTTACATGGATGTTGATGAGATTGCCATCGAGGGGCGCAAGAACCTTGTGCTTATGGACAACAACATACTCGCAAGTGGTGACTATGCGCTTGAGCAACTCAGCAAGATAATAAGCCGTGGCTATAAGATAGATTTCAACCAAGCACTTGACGCCCGGCTGGTAAACGAAACGAATGCCGAGTTGCTTGCAAGGTGCAAATGGATTGACCGCATAAGGTTCGGGTGCGACACCCACAAGCAGATTAAAGACTGCGAGAAGGCGATTGCCCTGCTTGAGAGGTTTGGTTATCGTGGAGAAATCTTTCTCTATACGATGATCGGGGGCAAAAATGATTTTGCAGAATGTTTTGAGCGCATCAATTATTGGCGGGGGCGCATGATTGAGGCGAGACTCAATCATGAAAGATGCGTGGTTTACCCTTATGCCCAACCATACCGTGACCCCACCAAGACGCATTACGAGATACCGATGTGGCAGAAAGATATGGCTTATTGGTGCAACAAGCGTATGGTTTTTTGGGTAACCGATTTTAAAGATTTTGAACCACGAAAAAATTTCAAATGTAAGGAATATTTTAGATGAGACAGGAGGAACACAAGATACAATGCGCAATCGTGAAATGGTTTTACTATGCATACCCATCACTCCGTGGCGGTCTATTGTTTGCCGTTCCTAATGGCGGTCACCGCAACATTCAAACGGCTCGAGCAATGAAAGCCGAGGGAGTGTTTTCGGGAGTGGCAGACTTGTTGCTACTGGTGCCGAGAAGAGACTACCACGGCTTGTGTGTTGAGGTCAAGACACTAGTGGGCAGACAAAGCGATAACCAAAAGGCATGGCAAAAGGTGGTCGAGGCGCAGGGGTACTGCTACACCATCGTGCGCTCACTCGATGACTTCGCAGAACTACTGCGGTGGTATCTCGACGAACCGCCAAAGGCAAGACTGCAAGGCAGATTGACATTCAGTAAATAATTATACTCTTTTAGTTTTGCATATTATTTTGTTTTTATTCAACATCATTTATTAACCGCTGGGAAAGCGCAAAGATGTTGTGAAATGAGGGATGCGCCTGCACTTGCGAAAGTGTGGGCGCACTTGTTTTGGTAGAATGCGAAATTTACACGCTCTTTTGCGCTCTAACGGCATTTTATTTGTTTTTGGTGTAGTTTATCATCCGAGAAAAGAAATGCGCTAAAAACCGCCTTAAAATGAAAACCCCACTAACTTCGCAGTCGGTGGGGCGAAAGCCATTACATAAATCCAAAATCATGAAGAAAATCAATCGTGCGGCAAATGTACAAAATTTTACACAAAAAACCGCAGAAAGTTGTGTATATTTTAAAATTTTGATTACCTTTGCGAAAAGATTAAAAATTAAAGAGTTAGAGTTATGGCTGAAATTAAAGAGGCAAAGTTGAGCGACCTTGTGTTTGATGATAAGAACTTCAACAAGCACACGGAATATGGTATGAGCCTAATCGAGAAGAGCATCCGCAACAACGGGGCTGGTCGCAGTATTCTCATAGACAAGAACAACCGCATCATCGCTGGCAATGGTGTGACCGAGATTGCTGGGCAGATTGGTCTAGAGGATGTGCAGATAGTTGAGACCGATGGCACGAAGATTATCGCAGTGAAGCGCACCGACATTGACCTAGATAGTAAGCAGGGCAGGGAGATGGCACTGGCTGACAATGCCACAGCAGCCGTTGACCTTGAATGGGATGCCGAGGCCATCGCAGATGTTTCTGCCGAGTTTGATATTGATGTAAGCGGTTGGGGTGTTGATATTGATTTAGACGAAGAACAACAGCAAACACCCACAATCAACACAAACGAAACTTTTGTTGTTGAAATAACGTGCGACAACGAAAGTGAACAAGAAAAACTATACAACGAATTTAATGAACGTGGACTAAAATGCCGAGTTTTGACATTATAAAACGGAGTGAACCAGCAAGGACTTTTCGTGTTGCATCTATCGTTGACACATACGATTTGCAGAGCAACAAAGTAACCGAGCATTTTTCAGGTAGTTTTGAATTGCCTGAAGAATGGAATGTCGGGTTGATTGTAGGTCGGAGTGGCACTGGCAAGACCACAATTGCACGGCATTTGTTCGGTGATAATGTTATATCGCAATATGAATACACACACGAATGCTTTATGGATGATATGCCAAAAGATTGCAGTGTGAAAGAAATTTGCGAGGCATTGTGTTCAGTTGGGTTTGCAAGTCCACCATCGTGGCTCAAGTCATATGATGTGTTAAGTAATGGCGAGAAGATGCGATGCGACCTCGCAAGGGCAATGTTAGAAAAACGTGAATTATTTTGTTTTGATGAGTTCACAAGTGTTGTTGATAGAAATGTGGCGCACATCGGTTCACTGGCAATGCAGAAAGCTATAAGGCGAAAAAATAGAAAGTTTGTTGCAGTAACGTGCCATTATGATGTGCAAGAATGGTTGATGCCTGATTGGGTGTTTAATACCGACACAATGCAGTTTCAAGTACTTGACCTTGAAACTCAAAAAAAAAATAAACCAACAATTAACATTGACATCTACCAACTTAAATCAACGGAAGAAAAGAAACGATGTTGGAATATTTTTAGAAAGTATCATTATTTAAGTGATTCATTTAATATGACCGCAGATGCTTACATATGTACTGCAAACGGAGAAATCGCAGGTTTTACTAGCGTGTTACACTTCATGCATCCAAGGGTAAAAGATATAAAGCGCATACATCGCACCGTTGTACTGCCCGATTACCAAGGCGTAGGGATTGGCACACAATTAAACGAATGGGTAGCGAAAAAGTACACAAAAAAGTCTTTTCGTGTGCGAAATGTCACAAGTAGCCCGCAAATGATAACCGCAATGAATAAAAGCAAAAAGTGGGAATGCATTAGAAAAGGCAGATTGCGGACGGGCAGTTGTGGCAAAGATTTAAAACATATTAAACGAACCATAAGTAGCAATAGAATAACTTGCACTTTTGAGTATATAGGAGGCTGTAACGATGGCTAACAATGATAATTTAAGGACACCAACCACGGATGAAGCACGAGAAATCGGGCGCAAAGGTGGAATCGCAAGTGGCAAGGCAAGGCGAGAAAAACGTGATTTGCAGTACTTTGCGAGGATGATGCTTGATGAGATAATCACCGACAAGAAAGGCAACGAAATGCCGACACGTTACGCAATGCTCAAGTCAGTACTTAAAAGGGTGCTTAAAGACGGTGATGTGAAAGCATACAAGGCAATAGCAGAAACGGCTGATGAGATGCCACGCAACAAGGTGGACATCACCAGTGACGGCAAGGCACTTGACCGAGTTATTGAAATAGTAGTCAATAAAGAATGAAAGTAGGCGCAAAATATATTGACATAAGCAAGGCTTACGAAAGTGGGGTGCGTATCATCGCAAACAAAGGTGGCACTCGTTCCACAAAGACTTGGTGTGTGTTGATATTTTTGCGCAAGCTGGCGATCAATGCCGAGCAACCGACTCTTATTTCAGTAGTCAGCGAGAGTGTGCCACATTTGCGAAAGGGCGCACTTCGTGACTTTGAGAACATCTTGAACATTTGCAACGAGGTTGAAGGAGTAAACTATCAACGCAACCGCACCGAGAATTCATTTACTTTCGGCAATGGCAAGATTGAGTTCTTCAGTGCCGACAGCTACACCAAAGTACATGGAGCGCAAAGGGACATTCTCTTTATCAACGAGTGCAATAACTTGGAGTATGAAATCTTCAGGCAACTCGCAATCCGTACAAGCGACACGATATTCTTGGACTGGAACCCACGCAGCCGCTTTTGGTTTGAAGAACATCTTGAGGGACGAGAGGATTGCACCCTCATTCACTCAACCTACAAAGACAACCCATTCCTCACACCGATGCAGATTGCCGAGATTGAGAGCAACCGCACCGACTCCAACTGGTGGCGAGTGTACGGCTTGGGCGAAACTGGCAGTGTTGAGGGTTTAGTCTACACAAACTGGCAAATCTCACAGACATATCCTACCGACTACAAGCGAGAGTTTATCTGCATTGACTTTGGATTCACCAATGACCCCACCGCCATCCTGCGAGTGCGCTTGAGCGGTGGTGAGTTGTGGGTGGATGAGATAGCCTACCGCACTGGGATGCTCAATCAAGATATTGTCAAAGAGTTGAAAGATGCAGGGGTGGCAAGAGGGGCGCAAATCGTGTGCGATAGCGCAGAGCAAAAGAGCATTGCCGAGATCAACAACTTGGGCGGTTATCGTGCCGTGCCAGTCGCAAAGGGCAAAGGCTCGATTGTGGCGGGCATTACTGCCGTGCAAGCATACAAGGTCAACGTAACGCAAAGGTCGCTAGGCACGATTGATGAGCTTCGCAACTACTCTTGGCGCAGGGATATCAATGGCAACTACATAAACGAACCGATTGACCGCTACAACCACGCACTTGATGCTTTGCGCTATGGTGTGACTACATTCTTGATGGCGCAACGCAGTTACTCAACACCAAGACCGCACATTGGTCACATTTGTTGATTTAAGGCGCATAGATAAACGAAAAGGAGTTAAACGATATGAACACTAATAGAAAAATACAACGCATCACAACGAGGATTAAGCGATGTCACGAAAGAGTGGACAAGATGAGGCGAGAGAGGCTAAACTTGCCATTTGTGCAGTTTGTTGTGCTCATGCCATACATGACGGCAGAAACGATTAAGAGCCTTGTGCTTATCCCACCGCCAAAAAAGTTGTGCAACAAGCCAGTCCCCGACACTTTGCAGATGGTCACATTCGGGATGCTTACAAGACTGCAACAAGCACCAACCGACAATGACTACCTCAAGACTTGTTGCAAGCTGGTGAGTGTGTTGCTTGGTGTTGATGAGAAAGTGGTCGCATCTCGCAGGGCTTTCGATGTGCTGGGGTGCGTGAATATGATACAAAGTGAAATGGAGCGAATCGGCAAACTCTTTCAGGCTCTCAACACCGACAAGACCAGCGATGAGATAAACGCAGGGATTGACCGCCTTAACTTTGGCGCATTCGGGTTGGTTGACTGGTACGCACAACGCATGGGCATTGTTGACCACGAAGAGGTGTTTAACACTCCGTGGGCAAGGATATACCAGTGCGCCAAGATTGACCATGAGCAGGGGGAATTCGAGAAACGTTACCGCAAGATTATTGAGCAACGAAATAAGACGAGGAAATAACAATGAGACCAACGAAAGAGGTTGCCCTAGACATGGGGTGCAAGTACTTATACGATGAGTGGGGGCGCATCAACCTCCACGCAGACAAGTTAAAGATGGGCGATGTGGTGGTGGTTGAGACCTTGCCCACCAATGGGCAAATAGACACGAGATTTGCTCCAGTAGTCAAAACTTCACGCACCGCCATTTTTGCCTTTCTCAAGCATTGCGATCTAGATTTCAAGGGCGCAGAGGTGGGCGAAATCATTGAGGAAATGCTCAACGTGGCAAAGCGGTATGTTTTGCGACTTGATGCGATGATGGTGTACGAACCACTTGACGGACTGCTGGACTACAACGCAGTCATTGACTTTATGGATGCTAACATGGCTGGTGTGCGTGTCACTCTAACCTTAAAAGAGTTGCAAGGGGGTTGTGAGTAATGGATGTGGTCAACACTCTCAACTTGCCCAAGGCGATGGTTGAGGCGGTCACCGAGAGGTTGGAAAAACTCAAGGATGACATAAAGCAGAGCATCGCATCGCACGGACTGACGGCATCGGGCAAGACTGCCGCATCGTTGGTGGTGCAGAGCAACCAGTTAGAGGTGGCACTTTACGGCAGGGCATTCTTCCCAGCACTTGAAACTGGTAGCAGTCATTGGACTGGGCGCACTGGTGTGAGGTGTACGTTTCAAGAGTTCCGTGCCATCATCTACGATTGGGCAACGGCAAAGGGGTTGAATCTTGGCGATGCCACAAGCACCGAGAGGGCAATAAGTGCCATTGCTATGAGCATCATCCTAACTGGCACAAGGCAACGGCACAAGCAACGATTAGATGTTTACACTACACTAGTTGACAAAGCGGCCGAGGATTGCGCCACCATCGCCGCCGATGTGGTAGGGGCGCAAGTTAACAACGCAATAGCAATTTGGGGAGAGAAATAAAATGGCAGAAATAGGACTTAATCGGGCAAGGCTTGCGACCGCACCGCAAAACTTGCCATTCGTAAAAAGCAACACCCAGTCGCAAATACTGGGCAGTGGTGTGGTTGCCACCGCTCCACTTGTGGCACTGGCTTATTCATTCGCCGTGCTGGAGTTCGATGGCAATAGCACCCACGCAGGGGACAAGATAGCAGTAACTTGCAACGGCAACACCATCAACGTTACACTCAATGCAGATGGTCACGCAGAGGTGTCGCTTTTGCCTTTCATCCGCACGATGGCACTTGATTCGCTTGTGCTGGATAATCCGCTCTATTGCGATAGCGGTGCGATATTCCAACAAAACAATTTTAGGGGTTATATTGATGTCACCATCACCGAGACTGGGCGCACACCAATAACGATGCGTGTCAACTACATCTTTGGCAACTACTCACCGAGGGGCGAAGAGGTGACCGACCTTTACTTTGATTATTTCCCCGAGGGCGAGACTTGGTGCAACGTGGATGCCGCCAGCCACTACGATGCCAATGGTGTGCCAGTCGAGTTCGAAGACAACTGGTGCAACGTTAACGAAATCGTGGATGCAGAACCGACTGGCGATTTTGCCCTACCTATTGAGACCGCTTGGTTCTACGGCATTGATGACATCGTGTTTAAGGTGGTCAACTATCATTTTCGTTACGATTGCAGGGTTGAAAACATCCTCAAAGTGCGATGGCTGGACAACAACGGCAACATCAATGTTCGCAAGTTTGGAGTTTCGGGTCGCTCACATGGTGCGACTACTGGCAACACATGGCAAAGACCTCACACGCACAAAGAGATACCACTTGGTTACGATAGAGGCAAAGATGAGTGGGGGGCGATGACCGCCAACGAGACCATCACGATTGGCGATGACTGCATACCCACAACACACTACGATTGGTTGCGCACACTTGCCAGTAGTGCCGTGGTTGAGGTCTACATCAAAGGTGCGTGGACTAGGTGCAATTTGGGAGATGTGACTATCGAATGCGACCCACGCAAGGCAACGTTTAACGCATCTTTTTCGCTGGTTCTGCCCACCGATAACGTCCAGGAGTTTTGACCTATGGCAAAGCAACAACTTTACATCAACGGCAAGGCGGTGGACATGCCACAAGACGAGATTAAGATTAAAGTGGCAAGCAACATCTTGAGCGATGCCGACAAGGTAATGACCGCACACTCTTACAACGTGGCATTGCCTCGCACGATGACCAACGATGCCATTTTTGCGCTTGCCTATGTGGCTGGCGCAGATACTGGGGGCAAGACAACGCACAAGTACCTCACCGCCTCGCTCTATGTGGACGGTGTGCCACTATTCGATGAGGGGCAAGCGGTGTTGACAAGTGTAGACGATAAGGGCTACAACCTCACCCTCTTGTGGGGAATTATCGGCGTTTTTGACGAGATAAAGCGAGAGGGGCTGAAACTTAACGAGCTGCCCCTTTCAGAGCATTGGAACGAAAGCACGATGGCGCAATGGATAACGTTGCAACGTTTGAACAACTTTGTAGCGGCTAATCCCTACAATAGTGGCATGGATCCCGATATTTATGCGACACTTGACACCGACAGCAAGGCACTGGCAGACAAACTGCCGTGGTGGATGCCAGCAGTAAGCGCAACCGATATTCTCACCAAGATTGCAAATGTGTATGGACTGCCCATCACTTACTCACCAAGGGCAACGGCAAGACTGCAAACCTTGCACCACATCACCACCACACGCAACACGATGGCAAAGGGAGAGCAAGTGAGTGGTTTTACTCGTTCTATACTTACACTGATAGGCAATAACAATTATTACATTGATTGGGGTGTGGGTGCAGCACCTACACACCAACAAATCTTTGATAATGCGATGCGTTATAGCAACGGGGTGTGGCTGGCGAAACATGCAACCCACTTTAAGAGCATAACCGTCTTGGGCGGCAGGGCAAATGATGATTTTGTGCTGATATTCCCTAAAGCACCCGACAACGTTGTGCAGGTAGAACCAACATACAACGCACAGACGGGCTTGTACGAAATCAACTATACTTGGTATGATGCCCAACTTGATGAGGGCGATTCAATGCCAGGATTCAGCACCCATCATGATGGTGTACCATATGCGGATACATCTTTTACGATGTCATACACCATTGATGAGGTGGCAGAGTGTGAGATAGGCGATAATTGGGAATATACACGCAATTATCCCGACTTGAAAGTGCTGGACTATATAAGCGAGTGTTTGGCGCATATAGGAGGCTTTATCGTGGGTAGTGTGACCAAGGCCGAGAGCATCAACATCGTGACATTTGATGAGGTGGCACAAGCGGTGGCACAAAATGCCGATACCTACGGAGTCGAGAGCATAGAGATGGCACTTGATGACTTGGCGAGAGAAAATCGCTACACCCATGCCGAGAATAAGGACGATGAGGCGCAGGGCATGCAACCCTATCTTGCCGAGGGTGTCATACGCACCAATGACATCACCCTAGCACTTGAGAGGGATGCGTTTAAAAGCGATTTCAAAGTGCCAAGGGTCAACAAAGTACCGCACTGGGAAGTCGAGAAGAACGAGGGCGCAAACACATACAAGGCAACGTGGCACGATGCAGGGCGATATATCCTTGGCACGGATATTACTGGCCATTTCTACTACAATAGTGGGCAAGACTTTGAGCGAACCATCGCCAACTATTATGGCGAATTCTCAAAGGCAACCGCCCGCCCAAAGGTGCTTGAGGTCATCGTGCGCTTGCAAGTGCTTGAGTTGATGGCGGTGGACTTTACCCATCCAATCTACATCACGCAACTTGGGCGCAACTACCTAATCGTTAGCATTGAGAGCGACCAAGGCGAACAATACAAGTTAAAACTTATTCAACTATAAGGAGAGCAAAAAGATGGCTGACAATGTGCAAAAAATAATCAGTGTCGAATTAAAGGCAGGGCAAGCAATTAACGGCATCGCACAACTTAACCAACTCATTCAAAACGAGAAAGATTTGATGAAACAACTCACCGCCGAAAATAAAAAAGGCAGTGAGCAGTATGCTATGGCCGAAAAGTCGGTAAAAGAACTTAACCGCACCAAAAGGCAACTGCAACGAGAGATTCAAGCGGAGGTCAAACTTGAACGTGAGCAGACTGGGTCATTGAATGAGTTGCGCAACCAGTTGAGTGACCTCACCAAGAAATATGATAGCCTATCAAGAGCAGAACGTGAGAATGTCAACGTTGGCGGCAAGTTGCAAAAGCAGATTAACCAAGTCACCAATGAGATAAAGGCTGCCGAGCAATCCACTCAAAGGTATTACCGCAACGTGGGCAACTACGAGAATGCCATCCTCAACACGATAGGATTAAACAACAATTTTGCCCGTTCTTTGATAGGCATAACCAATGCGCAGGGCGGTATAACTGGCGCATTTTCTGCAATGGGTGGCTCTATCAAGGCATTTGGCGCAACTCTTATGGGGTTATTGTCTAATCCAGTCTTTCTTGCTATCGCTGGCATTGCAGGGGTCGGCATGGCATTCAAGTGGTTCTACGACTACAACGAGGGGCTGGCCGAGGCTACACGATTAACGAGGGAGTTTACTGGGTATGCTGGCGATGACTTGATAGCGATGCGTAACAAGATACAAGCAACTGCCGATGTGATGGGCAAGGACTTCAACGATACCCTAAAGACTGCCGATGCCCTGATGGCAAATTTCCACATCAGCGGTGGCGAGGCAATGGACATCATAAACAAGGGATTTGCGAGTGGTGCAGACCTTAATGGGGACATGCTCCAAAAGATGCAACAACTTGCGCCCACATTCCACGATGCTGGCATAGCGGCCGATGAGATGGTGGCGATAATCCAGCAAACGAGATCGGGAATTTTCACCGACCAAGGGCTTGAGGCTATCCGTCAAGGTTCTGCCCGAATTCGTGAAATGTCCAGCAGCACAAGGCAAGCATTGCAGGGCATCGGCATTGATGTTGACCAGATGCAAGCAAAGTTGCGTGATGGTTCAATGACCACATTCGATGCCATCAAGCAAGTGAGCGCACAACTCAAGACATTGCCCGATAATGCCCAAGAGGTGGGCGAGGTAATGACCGCAGTATTTGGCCGCCAAGGCAAATTTGCATCCCAAGAGATGATAGAGAGCCTTGCCGAGATGTCAACCAGTTTGGATGAGGTGACCGCCCAAACTGGCGAATATGGGGAGTTGTTGCTTGAGAACATAAGCACCGAGGAAGAGTTGGACAACGTGACCAGCGCACTCTTCGATATGACCGACAAAGGTTGGGAAGAGATGAAGCAACAAGCAACGATTTACGCCAAAAAGGCACTCGTTGAGGTTGTCAAGGGGTTGGTAGATGTTGCCAACTGGTTTATTAATCTCTACAACAAGAGTATGCCAGTAAGAGCAGCAGTTAACTTGATTGCTGGACAATTCAAGACTGTGTGGGCGGCCGCCAAGCAAGCATTTAGGCTG